GAGGCTATTGGAAGAGTTGATAAAAAGTTAGGTGAGTTATTGTTAAACCATGTAGATGTATAATATGAAAACATTAGGGGAATTTTTTAACCATGATTTTGAAAAGGGTTGTTTTAGATTATGTGATTCAAGAGGTCATGTAGTTTACTCTGAAAATTCAGATAAGAATTGGTATAGATACGAGCGTGATTCAGAAGGTCGTGTAGTTTACTATGAAGATTCAAATGAGTATTGGTATAGATACGAGTATGATTCAGAAGGAAATGAAACTTACTATGAAAGTTCATACGGAACTATTGGAGGTGTTTCAAGAGAAGTTGTTGAAATGACAATGGAAGAGGTAGAAAAGTTAGCAGGTAAGAAAGTAAAAATAGTTAAAACTAAATAATATGGGAATTGTTGAAAAATTAGCCAAGGTGCAAGCTAAATTAAAAGCACCAAAAAACCAAAGAAATCACTTTGGTAAGTACAATTACAGGAGTTGTGAGGACATCTTAGAAGCGGTTAAACCGTTAGTAAATGAATTAGGTTGTGTGGTAACACTTTCTGACGACGTTGTAGTTGTTTCTGATAGGATTTATGTTAAAGCAACAGCTTACTTTCAAGACGAGAAAGAAACAGCTTCTTCAACAGCTTTAGCAAGAGAGCCTTTAATTCAAAAAGGAATGAATGAAGCACAGATAACAGGGTCTGCAAGTAGCTACGCTAGAAAGTACGCTCTTAATGGTTTGTTTGCTATTGACGACACAAAGGATGCTGATGCGACCGAAACACATGGAAAGAAATCTACTCTAAAAGAGGATTCTGATGAGTTCAACAAGGTAAAGTTAGCGATAGAGAAAGGATATACTATTGAGCAAGTCAAGACTAAGTATAATGTATCAAAAGAGGTTGAAGAATTACTAACAAAAAACAAGTAAAATGGGGATAAAAGGAAAAACATTAGCAGAGTTCTTTAACCATGATTTTGAAAAGGGTTGTTTTAGATTATGTGATTCAAGAGGTCATGTAGTTTACCATGAAGATTCAGATGAGTATTGGTATAGATACGACCGTGATTCAGAAGGAAATGTAACTTACTGTGAAGATTCAAGTAAGTTTTGGAGTAGACACGAGTATGATTCAGAAGGAAATGAAACTTACTATGAAAGTTCAAATGAGTATTGGCGTAGATACGAGTATGATTCAGGAGGTCGTGTAACTTACTATGAAAGTTCACACGGAAATACTAGAGGTGTTTCGAGAGAAGTTGTTGAAATGACAATGGAAGAAATTAATAAGTTAGCAGGTAAGAAAGTAAAAATAATTAATAACAAAAACAAGTAAGATGGAAGTAAAAGGAAAAATTAAGTTAATTGGAAACACAGAAGTATTTGGAGAGAAAGAATTTAAGAAAAGAAACCTTGTTGTCACAACAGACGAGCAATATCCACAAGATATTTTAATTGAATTTGTACAGGACAAATGCGACGTTTTAAACGCATACAAAGCAGGTGAGGATGTTACTGTCGGCATAAATCTAAGAGGTAGAGAATGGGTGAATCCCGAAGGTGTTTCAAAGTACTTCAACAGTATTCAGGGATGGAGGATATCAAAAGGAACAGAGGAAGCGGTAAAAGAAGAAGCGAGAGCAAAGGTTGATGATTTGCCGTTCTAATATAAATATGTTAACAGGGGAGTGAACTGCTCCCCTTTACAAAAAAGAAGCAATGGAATGCACGCAAGCAGAAATACAGAGTAAAATAAATCAACTTCAAGACGAGGTTGATTTTAAATCAAAAGAAAGAAGTTCCTTGTCAAAAAGAATAAATGAATTAAAGAAACAAGTAGAATATTGGCGAGAGCTCGACGAAAGTCAATTAAAAGCATTTTAAGATGAATAAAAACGAAGAACTATTATATGATTACCTACATGACTTTAGAGCAGAAACAGGTAAGTGCAATCCTTCAAATAAAGACATTTTAGAGGTTGTAAACATGAATGAAAGAACTTTATACAGAACCCTTAAATCCCTTGAAGAAAAGGGTCTTATAAAGCGTGAAACAATAAGCGTAGGGAACTTTGGAAAGACTAGAGTTATACACGTAATATGACAGAAACCGAGTTAAAATTAGCTCTTTATATTATTAGGAATATCGTCGAATCTCATGTGTTGTCAGATGATTTTAGCGGAGTTTCTGAGTTCTTTCTAAGGGAGTTTGTGTCAAAGAAACTGAGCAGAATACTTGACGAACCTCTTAAAGATTCTCTTGTTAGTTTAAGGACTACGATAACAGCAGACAACCTTATTAGAGGTGTTAAAAACCAATCAAAAGACGATTTTCTAAAAACCTTAAATACTATAATTAAAAACAATCTAGTTGATGGCGACAGAAGCAAACATATCCTTGAGAATAGACAAGATTCCGAAACACAAGATAGTTAAAGGTAAGCCGATTCTTGAAGATGGGGAATGGGTAACACCTTACTATTACAGAATGACTATCGGTATAAGTGATGAATGCGAGTTCAGGGAATGGTCTGATTGGGGGTATAATATAAAATGTTGGGGATGGCAGAACAGAGAAGAGAGAATAGCTAAGAAACCTAGAAATTGGCTTGGCGGAGGTGGCGTTCATTGGACTGATGGAATAATAAAGAAAGTACTAAAAAAACTAAACAAATGACAGACGAAGATATAGATAAAAGAGAAACAGATAGAATGTATTTTGAGCAACTTCTAAACGATTCTTATATAGACCCTAGTGAAGAAGTTGAGTACCCACCTGTTGCGATAAGCATGGGAACTTACAGTTATGAAACAAGAAACGGAAAGAAAACCTACCCAATACCTCTAGGAACGTATGGAAACTTTAGCTTTATTCAAGCACCTCCAAAAGTAGGAAAGAGTTTCTTTGTTAGTTTATTAACAACTGTTTACTTAAAGGAGAACATTGGCTCAAGAGGAGGAGATATGAGAGGACACAGAAACAAAAGAGAAGTTGTTCACTTTGATACAGAGCAAGGGAGATTCCACGCAAGTAAGATGTTTAAAAGACCTCTTGAGATTGCAGGGCATGGGTTCGACGGTTATCATTGTCACGCTCTAAGAAGTATGTCACCAACAACAAGGCTGAATTATATTGACTGGTATCTTGAAACTCAAGTGGAAGACGCTGGTCTTGTTATTATTGATGGTATAGCTGACCTATGTAACAACGTAAACTGTGTTGAAGAGTCAAACAGAGTCGTTCAGAAGGTTATGGAGTGGACTGAGAAATACGATTGCCATATGGTTCTTGTGATACATTCTAATTTCGGTAGCGACAAACCAACAGGGCATCTTGGTTCTTTCTTAGAAAAGAAAACTGAAAATCAGATTCAGCTAGAAAAGAACGCAACAAACAAGAACCTTGTTGATGTGATTTGCAAGAGAACAAGAAACAAAGCATTCGACCAATTTAGCTTTTCTATAAACAAGGGGCTTCCCGAAATACCACACTTGCCAAGTTTTAATGAGATTTTATCATAAAAACTTGCATTGTACATTGAAAACAACTATATTTGTAAAATAAACAAAAACAACATGACAAAAAAGAAAGATTTTAGACCAAGACTAAAAGGGAAAAAAAGAAAAGCCTATGAGAATATGGTGAAAGCAGAGTCAAGGGTTCTTGTGATTGGAGACTTGCATGAGCCTTTCTGTCTTGAAGGTTACTTAGAGTTTTGCAAGGAACAATACGCTATACACAACTGCAATAGGGTTGTTTTTATAGGGGATATCATTGATAACCACTATTCTTCTTATCACGAAACAGATAGCGATGGTTTAGGCGGTAAGAAAGAGTTAGAGTTTGCTATCAAAAAACTAAGTAAATGGTACAAAGCCTTTCCTAACGCAGATATAACTCTTGGCAACCATGACAGGATAATCATACGCAAGGCTCAAACCTCAAATATCCCTAGTAAATGGATAAGAGAGTTTGGAGAGGTTCTCGAAACACCTAATTGGAACTTTGTGACAGAGGTTTATATTGACGGAGTTAGGTATGTTCATGGAGACAAAAGCAATAAGCCAAGAACAGCAGCAAAAAGAGACATGGTTTCAACTGTTTCAGGTCACTACCACACAGATATGTATGTAGAGTGGTTCTTTGGAAAGACAAGAAGTATTTTTGCAATGGCTGTTGGTTGTGGTATAGATAGTAAATCTTATGCTATGGCATATATGCAGGGAGGTAAAAAGGAAGCTATTGGAGCAGGTGTCGTTGTTGGTGGTCACACCGCTTTTAATGTAAAAATGAATTTATAAGATATGAGTAAACGTAGAGTATTAGATGTGTTAGCTGAGAAGCATGAGGATTGGATGAATATGGCACGTTCATTTGGACTTAGCAATGATGATGCAGGTGAGATAGTTCAGGGAATGTACCTAAAGATGAATGAGTACATAAAAGATGTTGATAAGATTATGTATAACGAGGATAAGGTTAACACATTCTACGTTTATAAGACCATGAATAACTTGTTTCTGTCAGGCTACCACTTAAACGGTAATCTAGGTAAGTTTAAAGCAAGCAAGATTAGCTATGTTTCTAACTTGTTTGACTTAGACGATGATAGACCTGATAACTACAACTCAGAAGAGGTTGAAGGTAAGTTATCGACAGAAATCCAAGTAAAGACGTTAAAAGCTATTAGAAGAGCTGAGATAGAGGGCTCTGTCAACTTCCTTAAAGAGGAAAAAGAGTTAGAGGATATGAGAATGTTTGAAGCCTTGTATTCTAACTTAAAAGACGATGTTGACTGTTTTATAGATTCATGGTATTGGTATGAATCAAAGATGTTTAGGCTATATTTTTATAAAGACATGTCAATGAGAGAGATATCAAGAGAAACTAAAATAAGTCTAACGTCTATTTGTTTGACTATAAAGCATTGCAAGAAGATGATTATAGACGAGTTTGGAGAAGATTACGAGAGATATTTAAAAAACAAAGAGTATTAAATTATGAAAAAAAAGAAGTACACACAAAAAGAGCAGATAAACCAACTAGAGGTTGTGTTTGCAAAGTTATTTCTTGCTTTATCAGAGCAAGCAAAAGAGATTAGAAAGATACAAGGTAAACTTGAGATGGAATTTAAAAAAGTAGAAGATGTTTCAGAAGAAGATTAAAGAGTTAAGGGGTTTAGTTGACACGTTAAAGATAGATAATGACCTCCTTTATAAATATGTAGACGCACTAACTACAAAAGTTTTTGAACTAGAAAACCCTTATAGATTAAAAACAGGTGACGTGGTTTATGGTTTTCAGGCTTGTGGTGAAACATACTCAGGTAAAGCCGAGGTGTTAGATGTTTACAGGGGTTACTATAACGAACCCTTATACGACATTTACTTTAAAGGCTTTCGTGTAGTAAAGGGTTTGAGCTACGAAAATATAATAACAAAAAAACGAAGAAATAATGGCAAAGGAAAAAAGTAAGGGTCTAGGGGATGATGTGGAAGAAGTGCTAGAAAAAACAGGTGCTAAGAAAGTTGCGCAGTTTTTATTTGGCAAAGACTGTAATTGTGAGCAACGCAAAGAGTGGCTAAACAAGAAGTTTCCAAGAAGAAGTACAGAGTGTTTAACACAGAAAGAATATAAGTTCCTTGATGAACTATATCAGTCAAAGCCAAGAACCATAAAAGCAGATAAATCAAAAGAAGTGTACGCTATCTATAATAGAGTATTTAACATGAAGAAGAAGTTTTCAAACTGCAATTCATGTGTCAAAGGAGTTTTATCAGAGTTGAATATTATTTACACTAAATACAAAGAAGATGTTTTACAGAAAAAAAATTAAAAAACTAGAGGAGCAAAACAGGTGGTTGTCTATAAGGCTCACGTATTTAGAAAACCCACTCAAGTTAAGAATAGGCGATAAAGTTTATGGGTATGTACATTTGCGTTCTAATATTTTTCGTGAAATAAACTCCACAGGACGGGTTGTTCGGGTTCATAGGAATAGTCAAGGACGCCCTAGGTACGATGTTTTCTTTGAAGACTCTCACTTAGAGAAAGACTTACCTTATCACAGGATAATAACAGAAAAACCAAATAAAGATGAAGATACCAAAGCCTAGGAAGTACGAAACCGAAACAGAGTATATCTTAAAGTGGGCGAATAACGCTGCTGTCATGCAAGCTATACCTGACAAGCAGAAACGTATAGACACAGTAAGAGCAGCGTTTAAGAATAACTTTATGCCAAACCAATAACCGCAAGAAACCGATAGATGAAAATTTATCGGTTTTTTCTTGACTTATATGTTGTAAACTATTATATTTGCAATATACATAATCAAAAAGACAAGTAAAATGAAAAAAACTAAAGAATTAAAACAAGAATTATCCGATTCGGAAAAGGTAGATTACTTGCAACAGTACTACCATGAATTAGTTAGTAACGAAGTTCCTAGTATAATAAAGGAGGATATTTTAAAAACAGCACTTGGTATATGAGTACGATAACAATGTTAAACGGAGATGAGTGGGATATAGAAGAGCTGCTTCACAAGATGAGAGATAACGACTTTTACTACGGCTACATGGGGAAGAACTCTCTATCGTCAAGTTCTGTTAAAGAGATTCTTAAATCACCTAGTCACTATCTTAAATCACTTGAAGAGTCAAACGAGACGAACGACGCTTTTACGCAGGGTAGACTCATTCACGAAAAGATATTAGAGCCTCAAAAGGAGTATGAATGGAATGTAATAGAAGCTAAAGACAAACGCTCTAAGGCGTGGAAAGATGCTGTTGCAGAAGATAAGCCCAATACCATCTTGAAACGTGATTACAACGCTTGTATGTGGGTTGTAGACGCTTTTTGGAGCAACAAAAACCTGTCAAGCGAACTATCAAGCTCTTATATGGCAGAAGTTCCTGAGATTGGTTTGATCGAAGGCTTGCCTTTTAGAGTTAAAGCAGATGCACTACATTTTCTAGGTGATAAGATAATTGACCTTAAAACCACATCAGATATAAGCAGTTTCAATAAGTGGACTTGCATGAAATACGGCTACGACATTCAAGTGTATATTTACTGCACCATATTTGATATTCATTACAGCTGCTTTGAATTTCGTGTTATAGATAAAGTTTCAAAGACTGGTGGTGTATTTAGTGTTTCAGAAGAGTTCTATGAGGGCGGTAGGTTAAAAACACTCGAAGCAATAGATACTTATAAGAAGTATTTTATTGACAACACACTTAGTGTAAGTAACTATATTATAGAGGGTGAATTATGAGCAATAGATATGCCAAGGTAACCAATGGTGAATTATGAGCAATAGATATGCTAAGGTAACCAATAGATATGCTAAGGTAACCATTAGCAAGGTGGCTAAGTCAAGCACGATGTGGTACGAAGACCTTATAGGTCATACCTTTTATGTAACAAAAAACCCTAGTCTTGAATATTACGGACTAGCCTCTCAAAAGAAGATAATTTTTAAAACAGATACAATATGAAAGCAATACAATACTTAGTAGTCCTGATATTAGGGATTATGTTAATGATTTTAACAGGGTGTGAACAAGACGAGGTATGTTACAAACCTGTCGATTTAAGTCTTCACCATTGTGGAGAAGCTACTTTCTCTGCAAATGCACCTTGTTATCTTCAAGTCGGAGACGCTTGGGGGAAAGGTTATATAGTAGCAGAGAGAGATGTACCTGCTGAATAATTTAAAGCAACCATACTTACAAAGGTTAAATAAACCCACTAAATCAATAGTGGGTTTTTTGTTACTTCTTTTTTAGATTCTTTACAGTTCCTTCAAGAACACCTCCTGCAAAGTAGAATCCAACTATAATCATTACAAGCGTTCCTAAGCTATCGTTATTGTAGTCGTAAAGGGATATTACCTTTTCTGTACTAGAACCCTTTAAAACGTATATAAAGTGGCTTATTGCGGTCAATAAGTGAACAAGCAAGAACGCTCCGCTAAACATTATAGATAATATTCTTTGCGCTAACTTGTATGGCTCGTACAAGACTAGCATTTTCTGCATATAGTCTAATTTCTCTTCATTTGTTAACACAGCTTTATCGATACCGCTAATAAGCGACTCTCCTAGCTTTTTTGGACTGAATATTCTTCCTAGTATTTTAAACATAATCTATATTTATTTTTACACCTATTGAATTGAATGGAGGATAAAGTATATCGGTATCGGTAGACATCCGTATATCCAATCCAACAATTCAGGGTTTCCTTTTTTCATTAACCAATCCCACACCACCTCTTTCAAAGCACCTATTAAACTCAACAGAACACATCCACGAACATCTCCAAACACATATATGAGTGGGATAATAAGAATCATGTTCCAAAAGAAGTGTAGTAATTTATCCTTGTCTATTGAATTCATTTTTCTATCTTTCTTGTATTCTAAAATAAGAACCTGTTTCACATATTATATCATTGTTCCCATTGTCATTTCTTACTTGCAATTGCAGATAGTCGTTTTGGTCTAGAACAACACCCACAACTATTGTAAAGAAGGCTACATCACGAGGACCCACTTGGCTATTCACTTGCCTTACTTGTTGCGTATAGTCCAAGTCGACAAAAGCACTTGCTGAATCATCCCATCTCCTAAACCTAGTTCTTAACACGTTGCCAGGGTTTGAATCCAATGTTAATGAACCTGTAACCTCAAACTCTCGTGGCGAGTTCCCTAAATGCGTTAGTTTACCGTCCGCACTATCTGAAAAGTGTTGCAGTCCTGTACCTGCAAATATGCCTTCCATAGTGTACCAAGTAGAACCTGCCGAAACAACGGTAGTTTCTTCGCTAACAACTGATGTAGTACCCCCTACAAAAGTATTAGGCAATCCGTTGTTTTGCTTCCAATAACAAGGTAAATCCCCTCTATCAAGGTTAGGCGTTAGATTTGAATCATCTGCATTATAAACCCCATCTCTTGTCATTTCAACACCTCTGAACTGCACAGTTCCAGGGTTTGGAAAATTACTTGGTGAGAAATCTGTAAAAGGTTGCAAAGAACCTAGCTCACAGTTCATGTCTGTTAAAAATCGGCTATTCATCTGAAACAAACCACCTGTTTTAAATAAAGGCTCTGTGGTTGTGTCGCTCATGTTTCTTGTTATTGATGTGGTGATTCTGAAACCACCAAGCCAAAGACCATGTAATGTAAGAGAAGGACTGCCGCCAAATCTACCTGTTCCAGATTCTAATCCCTGGCGATAATCATATAAGTCACCCAAGCTAGTACAGTCAATGTAGTTTACTCTTTGGTACTCAACCGCATTAAAGCCTGTTGCATCATATAGTTCGTGTATCTTGCTGTTTGCCCCTGTTACTGACATATAAAAGTCAAATCCCAGTACGTTACCCGAGCCGATAGCTATGCTTTCAGAAACAAGCATAGTGAAATTATCTTCGCTTGAAATAAGTCCGCTATTGTCAAAAGAATATCCTTTTATTTCTATTCCTGTTGTCGGTACTGTAATTGAATTTGAGCCTATGTCGATAATACCGTCAAGAAAATACTCCTTTGTACTATCAATAGTTCCGCAAATAGTTGTCAGGAAGTTTGATTGATTTACAACAACCCTGTTTTCTAATCCTAGCGAAGGGTCGGAGCTTCCGCTAGCCCACTCTGTTCCGTTGTAGAACTTAGTTGTTTTGTTCGCTGTGTCGTAAACCACCCTGCCTTCTTGAGGTTCTAAAGCGTTTAAATCAGACTCTCTGTCAGGTCTAACCTCGTAAGATGAATGTCTATTTGTTTTCTCTGTTGACTGATTTGTCGAAGTTCCTTGAGAGCCATTCGACTCAAACACATCACCGCTATCTCTTGATTCGTTTATGTTTCTTGTTATAGCCATTTTTTATGTTTTAGTTTCTTTATTCCATCTTGCTTTCGTTCCTCTTATGTCATAGTGAACAAATGTATTGTATAGACCAAGACCACCTTCTGACATTACACCATCCTCTATTAGTATCTCTATTATATTATAAACCTCAAAAGGTGTTAGTCCTTTTACCTGTATATCAGCAGCGTTCCCTTTTACGTGTTGAGAAGTGTCTTTACTGCCAATCATCCTGTTGTGTTTTAAAGACCTGTAAGAGCTTGTAATCGTTATTGGTAGTCCAATATACCCTCTTATCTTTTGAAGCTCCTTAGAAAGGCTCTTAATACGCTTAAAAACGCTCTCAGGCATTGCTGAACCGTCTTTACACTCGAATTCTGATAAACTAAAGTTCTTTGTTAGTTTCATATCATTAATTTAGAGATGAGCCATTTCCCTGCGGTTATAACAACAAAACCTGCTCCTGTAAAGTAAGCTATCTTCTTGTCTATGCTGTTTTTCATTTCTACAACAGTCCCTTCTAGTCTCTCTAATTTAGATATAGCACCCTCTGACGTTGCGTTAGTTTCTAGGTACAAGCTCCATTTTGTGTTTAGGGATTCTTGTCTGTTTATAAAGTTCGAAACTATCTGAGCGTTCTTGAACATAATATCAGCATTCACTCTTTGCTCTGCTCGTATCTCTTCTAAAAGCTGCTTATTCGTTAGTGTTTCAGGCATTTTCTTCTTTTTTATAATCAAGAACAGCGACAAGTACTGTTGCCACTATCATTAAAAGGTTTTCTTTGTTGGATTCCTCTGATAGTTCAGGGTACATGAACTCACATATACTATAATTAGAACAGAAAAGACCTATTGCTAATAAATACAAAAATAACTGTACCCTTTTTCTCACTATCCTTTTGTTTTCGTTGTCTCTTCCTTATCGGGGTCAATTGCTCTTGATACAGAAGCCTCTTTTACTTTCTTTGATGTTTTTTTAATAGGTTCTGTAACTTCCTTGTTTGTTCCTCTTTTACTGTTGATTACTCTTTTCATTGTTTATCTATTTTAATTATTATCGTAAGACTCTTCCAGTCCTCTTAACGCATACGTTGGGTTGCTTGGCACTACTCTATAAGTAGCCCAGCCATAAGGGCATTTATATACATTGTCTTCAAATTCTAGTTCTTTTTGAATCCAAGCCACATCTGCGAGGTATTTATCTGACAAAACCGCTTCTTTTGTAATTTCTCCGTTTTCGTCTGTTTCCTGTGGTTCTAACACTTCGTGACCTCTCGATACAAAGAAGTGGCTATTCGGTGTATAGCCTTCAAATTCTGAATCCTTGAACTCTCTTATTTTATCTTGATACTGTTCTTTTGAATTGAATACGTATCGTCTGCAAATTCTTTTCATAATGTGTATTTTAATAATCGTTTGCGCTGTCGTATATTTTTACGCATGAAGTTCTTCCGAAAAACTGACTGCTTCCATTTTCCCTGCTTAATTCAAAGGTGTTTAGGCTATCTATAAATGTAAAAGTATCACTACTAGTGTCTACTTCAATTCCGTTAATTTTCACACCAACATCTCCACTCTTATACTTGAATGCGTACTCTTCGGGTTCTAAGTAATTAGCCGATGTAAAAAACGAATAAACAGCTACACCCCCAACTCTTATTTCAAAAGCAACATTTCCGCTGGAAGTGTATCTAAAGTAAACCCTAGAATTAACACCTCCATTAAGTGATACGTACATCGTGGAGGGTGTTTTTGGCTTTATTTTAACTTTCAAAACCCCTTCTTGCGAGTTTATCAAATGCGATATATCGCCTGTTGTTATACCTGTGTCGGCTGCTCGTGTTTCTGTACTTCCTTCTGTTTTGATGTATGAAGAAAACTCATCCTTAACCTCTCTGCCCCACGTGTAAACACCACTAACTCCATCACCATTAAAAGAACGAGTTACACCATCCTTGCTTAAATAAATTCTAAAAACAGATGTTGTAATTCCTGCACCTAGATTAGACTTAACCCCTACACGATACCAATCACTATCACCTACTTGCTTTATGTAGGAATCAACTACTACACCATTACCTCCTGTATCATTAGCTAAAGCAATTCCGTTCTTTATATCGAAGTATTTGAGTCCAAAATGTGATACATTCACATCTGTCACCCCTAAAGCTATATAATCAAGTTCAGCAGCATTAAAAAACGCTTCCGCACATACATCTTGACCGTCAGTCATAGTTGTATTAGAACCTTTGAGAATGTGTGAACTTGAACCTGTGTTGTCTGCAAATATTTTATCTGCGCTTTGTGTTCCGTCTGGCGAAATCACAACATTAGAAGATACATTCAATCTTGTTTTTGTCCAATATGCGTTATTAGCGGATTCACTCCATAGAGATCTGTTAGTCGCTTCGGGTTCTGTTAAAATATCGCCATTTGGATTTTCTGAATAATCAAATCTCAATACATCAACCCCAACTTCTTGAATTAATCCGTCTTTGTTTATTTCCGTTGCTAAAGATGCCCGTAAGTTGTCTACGGGTACGCCTTCGTAGTTACCGTTAGTATCTTGGTATGACCCAATTGTCCTTCCCACTATCCTTGCATTATCTCCGTCAGCTAAATTAAATACTAATCCCATTATACTAAATTATATTTTGCGAATGTCGCCATTGCGTTAAACGTTGTGAATGTACTTGCAAACGAATCTGTGTTGTCATATACATTCAATTCCTTTGTGCGTCCGTAAAAAGATAAACCGCCAATATTATCTATGTTAAAACTACACGTGTTTAGCCCTGTTGGTATTTCCCTTGAATCTAATCTACCTACCTCTATGCCGTTCACTTTTAGAGCTGCGAAACTGTTATCCCAGACCACACGCACGTCGTTAAGAATCGTTACGTCGATTAGTTCGTGAGTGATAGACGTAACGTTGGGGTTAACAACAAAAAATGCCGAAACGTTGTTTTCGCTTATTCGTATCTCTATACGCTCGTTTGACGTTCCGTTATTTATACTGATAGACTTGTTTGTATTATCGATACTTAGTGCAGCAACATTTACTTGAAACACTCCTTGCGTGTCGTTGAATGCCGATAATGCTGCCGATATTTCGTCGGCATCTCTCGTGAATGTTGCCCCAACTGGTGACAACATAAAAGAACTCCTTACCTCTCCAAGTTCAACTTGCGGAATACTCAAAGAAATGTCTCCCGATACAATTCCACCCGTCCCGCTACCAAAACGTATAGAAGTACTTTCTGTTACTGAGGAATCTAAAACCACAGCATAGTAATTACCTTCTGAGATATTCAAACTTCCGTTTACTTCTATGCCGTTTTCAAAATACGTAAACGTGCCTGAATGTAAAAATGTAATGACACTACCTATGCTTTGAGGGCTGTCTGCTTTCTCACAATACACAGAAGCTATATATTTGTTTCCGCTTGTCACAGATAAAGACCTTTCAAAAACAACTCTTTGAGAGCCTGTTGTTTTTAGGTTGGCTGCAAATACACTAGGGAATTTTAAAGAGGGTGTAAAAGTAAAAGAACCCGTAGAAAAGGATAGACTCCAATCAGTTGGCGAAGAAACATTGTCAACACCTCCAATCCATCCACTATTAAACACTAATGTTTCCGCTTGTGGCTCTGTAAGTAAAACAGGACAACCGCCAAGACTATAATCAATTCTAGGGACATTGTCTGCCATTACCTCTATAAAGTTCTCTGAGTCTATCCTCGCACCCTCACTAGCTCTAACAGAGTCAAATGCAGCATCTAGGGTTAACGGTATTGCAGTATAAGCTTTTCCTGCTTTATACGCACTTGGTATGTATGAAAATATCTTTGCCATAATTATTATTTTATTCCTTGACTAACACAAAATAGAGCTTCAACAGTACCTCCGTCATTTTCTACGAAATCCTTGAAATCTATTGCTTCTTGACTAATACCTACAAGGTTAGTGTCTCCACTCCAAGACAGGTAGTATATAGAACCCCAACCAATGCTGTTGTTTGTAGCACCTTGACCGAAGCCTATGTCGTTATTTACGTGGGCTTGACCCCATTCTTTCGGATTTGCCATTCTCTATTTTTTTTAAGAAAACACGTAGCTTTCTTTCGTTTGTACTTTTTGGTCTGTATCTCTTTACCTTAGGTTCCATGGGCTATAACTTACATCTTTATCGGGTCTTACATCGTCTTCTGTGTTTGTGTAATACTCAGGAAACCTTTGTTTTGTTCCGTTTGTACACAAATATTCTATTAACCTGTTTGAGTAGTAATCAGCATAGTTCTTGTGTTTTGAAGCAATGTAATCAACATCCTCTTTTGAAGCTGTTTCGGACGTTTCTATTGAGTGCTTATACACACCTGCGTTACTAATACTGTAAGGAGCAAAAGCAAGATACTCAACCATTCCATAATGAATAAGTATAGGTCTAATATAGTCCTTTACCAAATTCTTGTAGTCGCTATCAGGCATATTACCTCCGTTATCTATAATTATAGAACTAATCTTTTCATACAAGTCAGTTCCGAGAAGGTTTTGTATATGTATCTCTTGAGCCAACTGAACGTATTGAAGAAACTTGTTTGAATCAACACTTCCGCTAATAGAGGTGTTTTTTACAATATCTTCTTTTGTTATGAAAAGTGCTGTTGCCATATTATATGTCTTGTTCTGTTACGTTGCTTGTGTCTATATTCTCGTTTGTTTTCTGACCCGTCTGTTCCTCTACCTCTTGTTCTGTGATAGCATTCGTCAAGTCTGTAAATTCTAAAGGCTGTAACGTCTTAAAATAAAGCTCTATATCTTCTGTTCCGTTGTAGTCTAAAACCTTTTCTAGTGCATCAAGAACAACAGTCTGATAAGGTCTAATAACAATGTTATCCATTAACGTTGATGCTGTCTGTAATTCCTCTGCGTTATTCCCAAGACCTGTCTGTTCCTTTATGCCGACAATCATCCCTGATACTATTCTATGAGATACCATTAACTTGTTTCTTGATTCGTCTGCTAGGAATTGATACTGTTCAGCAGCGTCACTAAGAACAACAGGCTCTATGCTTGCAGAAAGTTCTTTACTGTCGTTAAATGCCAATATAAATCTACCGCTATTTGAACTACCTGCAAACTTGTCGTGTATCTGCTTTTCTATATTTAACCTATCTTCCTCAGAAGGAACTCCGTTATTGAAGTTTATAAGCATGCTTGGAGACAGTCCGTTCTGTATGTTGCTAATATGATAGTTAGCTATTTCTTCTTCTAATTCAGCATATGGCAAACCTCCCTGATACGCAGGTGGTGAATAATAGAAATAACCTGCCTTGTATGGTTTCACGAAAAGAATCTCTACTTCTTTCTTGCTTCCGTGACCAAATGCAGCGTATCTCTTTGGTTTGTTTTTTCCGACCTTTGACGCTTCTTTCCAATTAGGGTGATAATAATAACCTTTCACAACTCCATTTACAGCTTCCTCAGTTCTTAACGTTTCAACAGGCATATGTACAAGTGGCATAATCTGCTTACCACTCTTTGAGTATATAACCTGAAAAGCACAACCACCAAGCATATAAAAGTCATAGCAAGCTCTCCTTACATCTTCTTTCGGGAACAACTCCTTTATCTTTTTGTCTAATTCAGAGTTCTTTTCGCTATCAGCAACCTCAAGACCTTTTCCGTAAATCATCTCAACGATACCGTTTATAGAAGCGTTGTTTGTAGGGCTACCGTTATATCTGTCGATAAGATACGTATAGTAATCGTTGTCTTCTCCGTAAGAAATCCACTTTTCCCCATAAACCTCAGTTACCTCAGGTCTAACGTGAGAGTTCATCTGAACAACATGAATCTTACCACTGTCTTTAACCTCTAATTTATCTTCCATTAATTTAGTCATTTATAACAACGTAAGAGTTATCGCTAGTTTCTGCTTGTATATACTCTCCTTGCTGTATGTTGTACCTGTCGTGAGCTGATTGGTCTGTGCAAATAATAGTATCTCTGTATATCACATCATCAAAATCAGAAACAATCTCCAATGAATATCTACCACCCTCTATTAAATTAAAAGAAGCGGTAGTAGAGTTGTAGTTCCCATCAACAGAAAAAGAAACAATAATCTCTGTGCTTGTCCTTGTGTTTTTATCTGTCACAATAATCTTTCCACTCAATACGTCTTGTCTTGGAACGAACCTTATTTCTTGTGGCGATGTAGATGTCGTTAATACTATCATATACTAAATTAACTAAGGTTATGTTTTTTGTTTTTAAGCTAAAAAAGGGCAGCATAAGCCACCCTCTTTCGTTATCCAAAAATCAACACCCATTAAGGTTCTCTTTGTGTTCCTCCTGTTGCAGCACCTGCAATAGTATCTAAGAATCCAGCAACACTTAAAGAAGGGTCAACGAAGTTAGCGTAAGCAATCTCGTTACCTGTCAACGTCAAAGTATATCCGTTAAGGTCGTTCATTGCTGTTCCTGTCACCGCTGTTCCTCCTGTTACATCAGTACCATTCTCTAGTCCAACACACATAACGTTACCCATATAGTCCTCTACAAAGACATGAGGTTGACCGTAAGCCATTAACTTCAATTCTTTATTATCTTCTTTTGTTAACTTTGTAAAAGTCAAGTTCAACACTTGCTCATAGAAAGTTGTTCCATTCTCAACAGATGAATTTACGTTCTGTGTCAGCTCAGAAGAACCTTTAATATCGTACTCGTAATATGTAAACGTTCCTGAGATGCCAGATATTTCGTCATCTGTTAGAGTTACGTCCCCGAGGTCACCGAAGTCAACGAAATAAGCCTTTCTTAGTCCACCAACTGCGTCTTTACAGGCTTTTTTTCTACCTGAACTTAAAATACAACTCATATTATTATTTTTTTATAGTTATTAAAAAAGGGCAGGCAGAACCCACCCTTCTATCTTTAATCAAATACTAGACTACTAGTTTACTCCATTTACAATACCGTAAGTTATGATTTCCTCAGGAATACCATAATTTACTGTTGCAGTCCATCTCATTGCGATACGAACGTTTTGAGACAAGTCAGTATCTTCCATGTCTTTCACTTTCAAAGAAGTTTGGTCAGACATAAGACCTGTTCCGAACCACAAGTTAGAACTTCTTGCTGCGATACACACGTTTGAAGGCAATCCGTTTGCTACGAATAATCTAAACCCTTCAAATACAACAGGTGCAATTGTTTGGTTTGAACCTTTATCCATGAAACCTGCTGCTCCTTGACCGTTTGCTGCAAATCCACCCAAAGAACGGATATAAGCTCTGTAAACATTCTCAGGAATATAGATAGCAAAATCTTCTTTTCCTATGATTGCTTGGTTTGTTGAAACAGCAGCGTCAACAATCTTACCTAGCTCGGCAACAACGTTTGTTGCGTCAATAGTCGTACCTGTAACTTCGTTTGCAGCAGGAAGGTTAGCGTCGTTCTCTAAGAGTTTCTTGAATCCGTCGTACTCACCGCTGTTTGCGCTGTCTCCTTGCCAAAGGATTCTCTCATTTTCTTCTGCTACCTGCGAGATAACACGAGCAACAAGGTAAGACTCGAAGTCAGGTGGTAAGTTGTCCCAAGCAGACATACCCATTGAGATAGCTTCCCAATCGCTTCTAAAGTCTTGCTTACATAATTCCATGTTTACTTGGAACTCATCAGGCTCTAAGTAACGCTCCGTAAGAGTCACAGAAGATGTAGGGTCGAAATCACAAGTTCCTGCCTTGATAAGGTCAGAACCAACAGCCATCTGTTTGATAACCTCTTTGTATTTTACATTTGAATGAACCGAAACACCTCCGTTGCGAATGGTATTTGCGCTCAATAACGCAGTAGAGATGTACCCTCTTAGTTTTTCACCTGCGTAAGTAGTTGTAATGCTAGTTGTAGTTGCCATATTTTATAATCTTAATTAAATTTATTTAGTGATTCCATAACGAAGTCAGCAGTCACTCTTGGTCTGTTTTTTCCGTATTGAAATGATTTTTGTTTTTCTTCCTTTACCTCAGGCGAGTGAACGATAGCATCTGCCGAAGGTTGCGCTGATAACTCAACAACTTTCTCAGAAATCTCTTCTCTCTCTTTTTCAACATCTTGAACAAAGCCCTTCATAATTTCAGAAAGCTCGGTCTTGTAAGACTCAAAATCCTCTTTTGTAATGTAGTCAACTTCTTTTGAAAGCTCTACCTTTTCCTCTGCTTCAACCTCAACAGCCTCAGCTTCTGTTTCAACTTGAGAAAGCTCCACTTCGGCTATCTCTTCTTTTACAGTATCTTCCTTTTTGCCAATAGATGACAATTTAGTCAAGATCTCTTGCAAAATACTTTTTTCTTCTTGCTTATTATCCATAAAAAATATTTGATTATTCGCTATACTAAATTAACTAATGTTTGTTTTTTGTCGTGTTTTCTAGTTTCTAACTATCGTTCTAACCTCGTTTTCATTGGTCTTAACGGATTCTGAACCATCTTCTAAGCTACCTATACCTTGAGCGTAAATCTCTCCGTTGCAGCACTCCTGAGAGTAGCTTCCGTCTTTACACATACAGACCTTTCCTGTTTTACTTGGTTGACTTTTCTTTTTTCTCATAGCTCTTTTATTTTGTCTTCGATTGCTTTTCTTAAAACATCTATGATGCTCTCTTCTTCTTTTACCTCGGATAATTCAGTTCTTCCGCTAAATAAAGCTTCTATGCTAAATCCTTTTACCTTTCCTGTTTTTACATAGTCATTCCATATCTCGTCGTTATCAACTTTCATTGAAACCATCCAACTTCCAACAGGTGCTTTTATGCCGAAAGCTCTTGATTTGTCATGCACATCGTTCTCAATTAACCAAGACTCAACAACTGTCTGTCCTGACAACTTTATTTCATGCTCAAGAGTTGAGTTTCCTTGATTGCTCTTTTCTAAGAATAACTGAGAAGCTCTTGCAATGGTTTCTTTTGAGAATTTTATCTGATAATAACCATCTTCGTTCTTTCTAAGAATCTTTTTCTCGGGAACAAGCACGGCACCCATAAGAATTCTTCTTTCCTCGTCTATACTTGATAACTCAACTTCTTGTGGTTCTTCCGACAAAGCAACAAACTCTTCTTCTATTGCTGGTGTGTCCGTAAGAGACAACGCTTCCACAACTCCTGACCAATCTTTGCTTTCATCAATAATCATTTCTACTACTTTCATAATTTTCTATTTTTATAATTCTGCACTACTTCTTATGTTTCTATCTAACGCTTGTTTTGTTGTTATATCTGAACTAACTACATACGCTCGTAATGGTTCTTTTTCAGTACTTCCAATGGCTTCTGCTAACTGATTAACGCCCGTACTTCCGATGATGTTGAAGTCGGGTGGTTGGACTGTTGTAGCTCCTGCTCCACCTCCCGAAGCTCCGCCTCCACCTCCGCCTATACTTGACGCTTGACCTATGCCTGCTGCTGTTATATTTGCAATAGCTACACCTGCGCTAACCTTCGTTCTTCCGACGTCTTTTGCCATTAATAAGTTGTCAGTCAACTTTGCAGGGTTTGGTTTTGGCACACCTAACGCTGCTGCAAAAGGAGAAAGAGACGGTATTGCTTTATTTGCAGCTATCCTTTTAGCTATCGAAGCATTTGCTTCAACAACAACTTTTGCAACAGCAGCTCCTTTATCGATTGCTAGAGCAGCTTTTTGTATTCCTTCGTTTTCACCAGCAATAGAAGATAATATACCACTAAGACCGCTTACCCAGCTAATATATTCTCTGTTTATTCTTTGTTTTTCATCTACTACATATTGCTCGTAAGCAAGTTCAAAATCTCTTTTCTGCATTGTAGAGTCGTAATACGCTTGTTCAGCTTCAAACCTTTCTCTACTACCCTCTTCTGTTGTTTCAAGCAGTCTTTTTTGGTAATCTATCTCGTTCTGTATTCTTGCTTGTTGAGCTGTCATTAACTCGTCTGACAGAAAAGCACCTTCCGAACCAAGACCTATATCCCTACCTAACTCGTCTCTTTCTAGCTGCTCTTTTTCGGCTCTAGCTCTCTCGGCTCTTCTCCTTGTTAAAAGAGTGTTTTCCGCATCTGCAACAGCTTCTATTTGCTTTATGACGTATTTAGACTCCTTTCTTTTAGCTTTTATAGTTTCGCTTGACTGTCTCTTGGCTTCTGTTATTGATTTATCAATTGCATCTACGTCAACCCCCTTTTCTTTTTTTCTTAGCTTTTGCTTCTCTATAAAATCATTTAACCTGATACGCTCTTTCTCTTCAAAGTTCTTTAAGGTTAGTTCAAGGTCTCTTTTTGCGAACTCTGCTTTTTGAGCTATAAGCTCTTCCTCTGTCTTCACTTCAGATTTTTTAGATTCTTGCTCGTACCTCTCTCTTATTTTGGTTAAGTCTAGTAGCCCCTCTTTAAAGGTTTTTCTTGATTGTTTTCTCTTACTTTCTTCGTCTACTTTATCGCTTTCTAGTAAAAGGCCTTTCCTAAGCTCTCCAATTCTTTCAAGTATAGGGTCTGCTCTTTTATCCACCTCCTTAGAGTAATTATCAAAAACACCTAACAACTCCTTTGTTCCTAGTTCATACTCTTTTACACTAACGCCTATGCCGACAGCTACACCTGTTGCACCTGTTCTAGTTGTTCTTTCTCCTTGCTCTTTTAGGAATTTTCTTGCAGCTTCCGACCTTTTTTCTAGGTCATCTATCTCTGCTATCGACTGTAACTCTGATTGCTTTAGCAGTAGTTTAGAGTTTTCTTGAACTAACTTATCTATCTCTATCCTTGATACTTGAGATAAAACATACTCGTCAACCTTCTTCCTTACTTCATCTAGGTTGTTTCCGTACTCTAAATCCTCTTCTTTCAGAGAAGGTACTAAATTTATTAACTCCTGAACAGCAACAGCTCTTTCTTCTTCGGAAGCAGAAACATCTTCAATAACATTAATGTACTCTCTTGCGACTATTGCGCTCGCCTCTGTCTCCGAGGTCAATTCTTTTAATTCTTCTCTGAATTCCCTGAGTTTACTATTAACACTCCCTAATCCTTCAATCCAATTCTGAAACCACTCAGACTGTATTGCGGCTAAAACAATCTGAAAAGCTGTCATTATACCAATAACACCTTTCATTTGACCGAACAACTCCTTGAATCCGTCTGACATTGTTCTTCCGCTATTCTTTACGTTTGTAGCAAAAATACCAAATAAAGTACCTAGCTGAGATAAGTTGTTTCCAACCCCACGAATACCGTACGGTAAATCCGAAACAGTACGACCAAATTCCGTAACAATAGCACCTGAAAGACCTGCTGTTGTTTTCATCTGGTTTAAACTCTCTGTAACCTCTTCTGTTGAGTTTGCTAGCTTTATATTTTCAACAGCAAGTTTTCTGTTTATCTTTCTTTGAAGCTCTGTCTGAACATTTATCTCTGCAACCTTTTTAGCCTCGTCAGATAGCTCGTAGTTGAGTTTTTTTGTTGCAGCAGTTAACTTGTCAACTTCCCTCGTGACTCTTGGAACAGCATCTCCTGTCTGTTTTACTTCTAGTTCTACTAAAACCTTTTTAGTTGCCATGTCCTAATCTTTTTCCTTGTTCGTATGCTTGTTTAAAACTCTTTGGTATAGCGTATTTGCCCTTTGCTATCTCTATGTTTTCAGAGACACCGTAGAACTCGCTTATTTTCAATATTTCTAATACTTCTTTTATCATGGACAGTTTGTTTTACTTACTATTAACCCCGATGGCGATACCTCTATTATATCATGCGTATATCCTTTTAGCTTGTAAAAGAACGTTGAGATAGATGTGTTTGCGCTCAAGATATTTGTTTTTTGGTTGTAGTAATAAGTGTAACCATCCTCATCTATCATAATTGAATTTGAGGGTTGTGATTCACTAGCACAAGCTCCTGCTTGCGAAGTACTAATGCTTAACTGCTCGTAAGATTTTAGAATCTTTGTAACTCCGTTTTCTGTGTAATAAAGCTCATTTTCGTTAAGTAAAAAAGAGGTGTAGTTATCTGTTATTAACTCCATTTTAACCAATCCACTCTGTAAGTTAGGTGTTTTCTTGTTTATTATGTAAATATTATCATTTATTATTATATTGTCGTTTAACTTTATGTTTAAGATGTCTTTATGCTTTAAGTAAGCACTTGTCGACAACATTCTTGATTGACTGTTATACGTGTTTAGTATATTGTTTACATGAAACTCTGAGAATAAAGAAAAATCAACTTGAAACGGTGGACCAGAACTTGTTCCTCTAGGTGCGTAACCTAGCTCAGAGCCAAAGTTTAAAGAAGATGTCCTACCTCCTTTTTTAAAGTCTTGATACTCGTTTCTTGGTCTGTATATTTCCTCTATATCTACGTAAGAAGAGCCATCGTCAAACTTTATAAACCCACCCGAATATTCTTTATCCGATGTAAAAACTAGAGCTTGTTCATTTATTGAAGAGAACGACTCGTTAACAGAATAGCCCCATGTATAAGAAGTGTAAGGATTTGGAGAACCTACCCTTACGGCTTCTAAATCCACTAGCCCCTCAAATAGCATATGAGAGAAGTTTAAACCAACCTTATACTCTCCACCGTCAAAAGAAGTGGTTTCATCGCTAGAAAACTTCTCGCTACCGTACGAATCACCTGTAAGCTGGTTGCTCTTTACTGCTAAAACAGACTTAGGTTCTTTGTATTCATAAGAAATCTCACTATATATATCTGTTCTCGCTATTTTAAATGATTCAGAATCTACATATTGTGTTATGTCGTGACTACCTCCTTTCTTATAAAACGAGTCAGATGTTTCTACTACAAATACATCGTTTTCTTTGTAAATCACTAAATTAAACATCTTTATGAGGCTCTTTAAGAAGTCTATACATTTTATTTTAGGTACAAAGTTTTTTCTGAACCCAATACCCTCGCTTATAGATTGACTACTTATAGAGTAATTACCTATGTTTATTTCGGTAGGGTAAGCCAATGCGTCTGTTTGAGTTATAACTAAATTAGATACAGAATAATCTGATATACCTCCTACTGTTGAAACCTCAAAAGACACTTGATTGTCAACATACCCAACTCCAAAAGTGGTGTTATTGGATATGTCTAAATCAAAGTCTAAAGCACCTGTATTCGACGAAGATTCTAGGTAGACCTTTTCAGTCTCTTTATTAAAAATCTTTAACGTAAAAGCTCCGCTACCAATAGGTGTTATGGTTCCTGTTAAGTTATAATATACGTAATTAAATCTACCGCTATTACCGCCTGCTTTATAAGTTTTTAAATACCCTAACCCAGGACCGCTTCTAACTTCATCTCCTGAGTCTAAAGAGAACTCAGAAATGGAATTTGTAACTGATGACACAGATACCTTACCTTCTATGCTTCCCGAATCACTCGACATAGCCATATACGTCCTTCTAAGGCACGATGTTTCCCTATTTAAGAAGTCATCCGAAAACTCTATGTTGTATTTCCTAGAGATAGACTCCACTATATTCATTACCAATATAGCAGGTTTTAAGTCAGTCCATAATAGTCCGTGGTAATCGTCATAAGAAGAGCCTGAAGTGTATAAATTCCTTGTCTTATCTATGTCTGGCTGATTATCAGCTGTATCTATATAATATCTTGAATCGTAACTTATAAACGGATATATCATATCAGGTATATCATCTGATACCGTGTCTGTAATCCCTGTTGGCACACCATCTACATCGTAAACCAAGTTAGCACCTGCTTCTGAGTATTTTTTAGTGTTTACGAACGACAGAGAATGGTTGAAAGCATCTAAGTCCTCAAGTACATCTAGTTTATCCTCGCTTAACAGTGTTTTTAACGACACGGTATTACCGAAAAAAGTAATATTATAAGAGTCTGCAACTCCATTTTTCATGTCTACACTTGTCAGCCTTATTTGTCCTTCTTTCCAATCAATTCCGTTTAGTTTTATAATAGCGTCAACTCTAAACCTAGCGTCAAAACCACTAACTACATCTTGATTGTAGTAGTGTTTAAATACTTTGTTATTTATAGTAGAAGCAGGTACACTAAACTGTTGAGTGTGGTCGGTAAGAACCTTTGAAATATCTTTAAAGTCTTTTATGTTTTCGGTTAACTCTATTACCTCGTCATCGTAAAGGTCTAGTTTAGTATGTCCTTCGTTTCTTACTAGTCTTATAGCTCCACCCTCGCTATTAGAAAATGTTGTGAAAAATATATCATCATATCCTTCGTCGTAACTAACAGCGTTTGCATCAGACGAATCATGGCTTGTTGAAGTCCAATAAGAACCATTCGTGCCGTCAAGGTTTCCGAAACCACCTCCAGGACCCCTATAAGCACTAGGAAGTATAGCTAATCCGTAAGAGTCGTCTCCTGCTGTGTCCCAAAGACTCGCTGACTTAGTTTTTAAAGCCGCAATAGACTCCGAAGCGAAAGAAGCTAAACTATTCCAATCGTCCAATGTAGAAACCCTCCATCCTTTAGGAGCGATACCTCTAGGGTCTGATACGGCGTAAAAATTATACAACTTGCCGTAAACGTCTCCGTTAGCTGAATCATTGTCTACATAACACCAAGCAGGAGTAGTTAAAGCATCCCAACCTGCATCAGAACCAACGTACTCAGGTATCGAGTCTCCGTTTCTAAAAGTTGTTCCGTCGAAGTTTTTACCAGACCAAACAGCGTTACCCAAAGTAACAAAGGGCACATCAAGTGATTCTGTGTTTGATTTTACGTATATTTCTACTTTCTGCATTATCGTATATTGTTTATCTTGTTAAATGCAAAGTCTACTGTGATATTGTAGTTTATTAGCTTGTCGTTTATTTGCTGTTTAAAGGTAAAACCTTCTCCTTTCAAGTTTACAGGCAATGTTTGGTCTTTGTATTCGATATAAACCTGTTCTGACAAAGAAAGCTGTCTAAAAACCTCATTATAAGACTCAGGATAATACCCTGAACTCATTTTAAGCGTTTCTAAGCCATTTTTATTGTGAACCGTATACTGATGTCTAAAAGTGTCATAAGAGCCGTTAGAAACGAGATTAGACATGTACTCGCTTGATTCTGTCTTTAAACTAAGGTCTGAACGTTTGAAAAACCATAAATCTTGCCATGCTCCGTATTTATTCTTGAATGTCAGCTTGTAAGTATCGTATTTACACTCTTCAATCTCTTTTACTGTAAACGTTTCTCTTGAAGGGTCGCCTGAACCTGTTGTAACAACCTCTATGTAATCAACATCAACATCTTCGTAGTAGTCGTCATAGGTTTCTTCTACACATTCAGCAGCTTCCATTACACCTCCGTCAAGAGCAACAAGACTTTCAAACATTTTTAGACTCCCGACAGAGTTTGTTGAGTACTGAATAATGTCAGATGAGTCTGATATGTATGACTTGGTTTCTGTAAAGGTTGCTTCTCCGTCTTTATAGAAGTTTATTGTTGCTGTATCTCCTGATTCCAATGTCACAGGAAACGTGATAAATGATTTATCGTTTGCTATTATTATATCGTTTGATAAAAGAACAGTCTTGTTGATTTGAGGGTTTGCACCATCTTCAAAGTAGCCATACCCCTCGTAAGAGGTCAAAGTAACAGCGGAGTCGGCTGATTGAGGAACATTGTCAACAATTCTTGTTGATACATATCTTACCCATGAGTTTTCCGAAGAGTAATCTCCGTTAAAGTTATCTTCCGTATACCCTTTTACAAGTTCAGCTATTTCAAAAGTGACCTCTTCGTTTATTGCTGTTGAAGATAAGGTATAGGTCGGAGATACGGGTACAGAAGATACGTCTCCTGTGTATATGTATATATCTAAATTAACAGATGTTAATAAAGACCCTGAGAAATGTAAGAAGTAAGGACTTCTTGTTTTTATCTTTGTCATATTTCTTTTTTTAATTTCATCACATCTCCTTTTTCAATGAATCCAAAGTGCTCTAATAAATCTTCTATTCCTTCTATCACATCCTCAACAACATCATCTTCTATTCCGTTTAACTATCATCTTCTATTCCGTTTAACTTGTCTGTACTCTCTTTTACAAGGTCTGTTAAGAAGTAGGTTGGTTTTATCCCTTTTGCATTTAACTTGTCTACTATCAAATTAGCGAGATTCCTTCTCCTGTACTCTGTCATTGTTAACAGCCTTCCTTTTGCATTCCGAATACGGACAGGTTTGTCTTTTATCCATTGATAGATACTCTCAGGTGTTGCGTCGGTTGTTTCTGCTCCTTCGTCAACGTCCTCAAGGTAGTCGTTACCTTCTATATAGAATCCTTTCTTTTGTTTACTATAAGAAACACTCTCTCTACCTTTTCCTGTTGCGTCAATAGGAGAGTTTATAGTTCTTTCGTTATAAACCCTTCTTCTCTTTCTTCCTATCTCTATCTTTGTGAGGTCAACCATTTTTTCGGTATAACTCTCAAGGAACTTCATAGTGTTCTTTAGTTGTATTTCTTTTATACTTGCCATTAACAAACGCTTACATCAGTATTCGGAACTTCTATCTTTACATTCAATACCCATCCTGCAAGTAAGTTGTCGAAACGTTGTTCAAAAGCCCTTGCAGATGGTGTTTCATCTTCTAAAAGCTCATAATCCTCGTCCATTAACTCACCTCTTCTAAGATAGCTCTGCAACACATTAAGAACACTTAGCTGTGTATTGTATATGTCTTGTAGGTTATTTGCGCCATGAAACACATTGTTTTCGTCTTTTTCGTTCTCTTTTGTCTCGTCAAGTATGTCTGCAACAAGAATGGTTACGTTAAATCGTAACGAGCGACTTGCAAACTCAACAGACTGAATGTCTATGTTTGAAAGAGGAAATATTGTTTCTTTAGAGAGGTCAACCTTGTCAAACCCTCCTTCATGAACCGTATTTATGTTTGGGTTGCTTTCAAGGTGGTTTTTTAAAGCGTCTAATATGTTGTAATATCCTTTCATTTGAAACTATTTTTAATCTTCTTTGCTTCTATTCTATTCAAGTCTGTTTTAAAACTTATGTAATTAAGTGCCGAGAATAATGTTCCTCGGGTAACCTCATCGAAGTCTTTATAGATTCCGTCAGCGAGAGTATATATTGTTTGATACCATCCCCACTTTGCTCCAAAAGCACCTTCTTCTGTATATTCAGTTCCTTGTCGTTCGTCTTCTGGCTTAAAGAAGTTAGGATAATCATCCACAACTCCCTTCTTAAAGTGTAAAAAAAAACCCGTGCTCCAAGCACAACATCTATGGGGGCATCAAGCATTGTACTTGCCTTATGAATCTTTGAGTTGTACTCTTCTGTCTCGTACTGTTCAATCTTACCTGCTTTTCTTGAATGTGTTATCGGTCGGTAAAGAGCAGCTATTGACTGATGAGCCTTATCCCACTCTGAGAACCCTGACTCTGCATCTATATAGACCGCTGTTGATATCTGCTCCATGTCGGGTTCAAATCCGTACTCTACATCGTTCAAAGTGAATCTAAGGACAATACCATCAGATTCGTCTGATAAAGCCTTTGAAAGCACCTCAAGTATCTTGTCGAACTCGCTATATTTTATTGCATTTACCTGCTCCATTGTTAAGTCGCAAAAACACTCAACGAGCTTCCTGTCAAGAAACTCGCTATCTTTACCGTCTTTATTCGCTTCAACTACCTTCACCCACTTCATATACTGTCTTAGGGTGATATCTGATAATGACGAAGGGACTTCTATCTCTAAATTCTCTACCATATACTAAATTAACTATTAAGAATTTTATTGTATCCCACGCTCTCTTAGATAGAGATTAAAGTCTTGATTTATGTCGTAAAGCTCCGCTAATTCAATCTTATTTGTTCTAAAACCTAACTTGTCAAGATACTTTGCTAGTGCGAAAATCTCTTTTAATTCAATTGCTTCCATTAATTCTTCCATAATTCTATTATTTTATTTTGCATTCATTTCCTTGTTATAAAAGTATTCGTATAATTCCCATATCTTTTTTGTCAGTTGGGCTTCGGTATAGGTTTCGGTTGAAGGTATCTTCTTGTGCCTGTAATCTATTTCTATACTCCATGATTTTTTGTTTATCGGTATCGGATATATTAGTATTCCGTTCTTTAGACAGAAACTCTGTGCTTCGTAATTTAGTGTCATAGTTGTTGTTTTTAATAATAATATTCTTCAAGTCCTAATGACACACTGCGCTCATCTCTGCTAAATTCTGTTTCGGATTGTTTTTTTACAAACGTAACTATTCTTCGTTCTTGAAACAAGTATGTTTCTTCATTTCCTTTAATTGCCCTCCTAAACCTTCCTGACGGGTTTTTTAGCTCTTTTTCTAAATCAAGCTCAACCCTCATCTCTTTTAACCTATCAATGATTATCTTCTCTTTTTTCCTGTTGTGGGTGTTAGCTAACTCATTTCCTGTTGTGGGTGTTAGCTAACTCACGCAAAACATCTTCTTGATAGGTTCTAAAATAATTCATAATTATTGATGATTTTTATTATATTAGTTACTATTTTATATGTAGTATATATTATAGAGTATGTAAAATATAGTACAACTATTAGTAGTTTAACATTCATGTGTTGTTTTTTATATCTAAGGCAAAGTTAGTGAAAATTTCGACACGAAGCAAGTGTTTTTTACCGTAGACTGTAATTGTTAACATATGTCTATTAAATTGATAGATATGATGTAGTTAGTCGGAATATTTCCGATTATGTGTTTGTCAGTTGGAGATTGAGATGTATGTGTTGAGGTGGTTAATAAGAGACCCACACGTTTTAAACCCCCAGAGTCCCCTATCTCCCTCCCTCCCTACCTCACATACCAAACAGAAATGAACCCCCTATTAAAACGCCTTATTTCTATTCCTCTATGAGACAGAAATTAACCCCCTATTAAAACGCTTTATCTCTCCTCCTCTGTAATAATCAACTCAACGTCGTTACTATTAAATTGCATTAGCTCGGCTATATCATGAGTATCTAAATTCTCGATTCTTTTCTTTAGTTCCAAATCCATACCCACAACAAAAAAAGCAACTACTTTCCAACTGACCACCGAAATACGCCGAGAATTAACATATGTTTACGATATTGAAAAAACTACATTACACATTATCAATGCTTTAAACGTTTTCAAACAGTCAAAAAAAAATAGTTACTTTAATATAGGTGAAGCCCAAGCGTAACAAGGTAGTGAAGCCCCACTATATTCTTTTTTTAACACACTTCTTAGCGTACTATACACGGGTTCTATGATACTACTGTCTTCTTTGTAAGTAATATCACTATCATTGTTTAGTTCGTTAACTCTAATTTAAAAGGTTCAAACACTTCTTTTAACTCTTTTTTTACAACTTTCATAATTTATTAAATTTATTTGTACTGGTTTTCAATGCGTTACATATTCTTACTTTTAATATAATAGTACTATAATTATATCTTATAATTAATAAAACGGCTATAAACATTACTTATT